CAGCTATGGGAGGGAGTTGACATAATAAATAATTTTTGGAAATATCTTGTATAAATGGCAGCGCCGGGCGGCAAAACTCGATGCTAAGAAACGTAAAATCGTTAAGCACGGCAAGGGAATGGCACAGCAATATAAACAGGTGCTATTAAATAGATTAGGAGCCAAGAAATTCGGGATAAAGGAAAGTAAATGATAAGACCATTGAGAGATTTACTTAGTGGAAGTATTATACCGGCTACAGAGATAATCAAAGCATATCGCAAGACATTTAAAGTTAAACGCTGGTGCAAGAATATATTTTTTATGGCAGATGAATACTATAAGGAAGTTGATGAGGATATAATAAACTCAGTGTTGACTCAAGATAAGATAGACGCAGAACAATATGTAAAGGAATATTTTGACTGTGATGACTTCGCTTTCTCGCTGATGGGAACATTCCATAAAAATGAAGACACAGCGGCTATGCCTATCTTTGTAACTTGGGTGTTGACTCCTCAAGGCGGACACGCTGTGTTAAGCTATTACTCGGGAGAAGTAAATATCATTGAACCCCAGAACGATGAGATATATCCTGTCCCTAAGAATTGGAAGTTACTTTTACTGTGTGGCTAAATAATAAAAACACGAACAAAATAAATATTCTTCAGTTTTAGAATGTGAGTTAGAATGGGAGAACCAGGCTCAGGAGCACGTAAACAACCTATAACTACACTAAAAGAATCTCTAGCTAATCTTGAAGGTGATATACCCGGTATTATAGAAGAGCTAATTCCTTTGTAAAAATAAGATGGCATATAAGAAACGACAATATGAACCAGGCAAACACCCAAATTCTCTCGCTAACCTGAGACCACTAAAGAAGGGCGATAAAAGTCGTAATCCGAACGGACGACCTACGAAAGAGAAATCTATTACTGAGGCATTGCGAGTGTTGCTAAAGACAGGAACGCTTAAGAATGTTAAACATACCGCTGACGAAACCATAGTCCAGACATTAGCGAAGAACTGGGTAAAACAATCTCTCGAAAAGGCTCAATACTTTGAGATGATGCTGGATAGGATTGAGGGTAAGGAAACTCAGCCGATTAGCGGAGAAGGCGGTGGACCAGTGCTCATTTCCGTAGTCTCCGAGAATGCTAGGAAACTCACGGAAGATATAATAGCGGGCAAGGGAACAACCGCTAGCAATCATAACGGGTAAGGGAACTGAATGACAAGAGATAGGCGTCATTTGACTATTTTTGGTAGTCGAAGCCTATCAGGCGTGAAGGTTTATAATCTTATATCTATTATCGTAGAAGAATATAAACCTACTATTATTATAACCTCCGCTAAAATCAAAGGTGTGTGTGAGGTTGTACGGAATTTTTGCGAAGAGAAATCATTGCCGTTGTTAGTATATTTCGCTGACCCTAAATATCACAAGGGTATGTATAAGCACAGAAGCGATGCCATGATTGCCAATAGTGATTATGTGCTCTTGATACATGATGGAGAAAGTAAGGGAACAGCCAATGAATTGGCGATGGTTAAGAAGACAGGCATCCCACATTCCTATCATAAGCTCCCTGCTGAAAAGGGAGCCTTTGCGGATATGGATATAAGACTTGATGAGATGGATGACTTTCTCAAGGTATTGATAAAGTGATTATAGAAACCATCCCAATAGAAAAGATAGGTCGCAGGATGATGGAGATAGACGAGCATTACCGTGATGTCAGAGATGGCAAAACTTTACGGGCAAGCAAGCTATTAAGTTATGAAGCTCATAACAACCAGAGTTTATGAAGAGAATGCCCAAGCGTGGTTATCGGGGAAACGGAGAAGCCTGAATGAAGGCGGGACTTATAGCTCAAAAACTTGGTCAATCCTCCAGCTCCTTATTTTGATAGTAGGACACGCCAAGAGCAAGCTCATAATTTCCGTGGTGAGCGAGTCCCTTCCACATCTTAAGAGAGGGGCAATAAGAGATTATTTTCGCATTTTAGACGAAGTACAGGACAATAATCCTCGTTACAACAAGACGGAGCATATCTACTCCTTTGGGAATGGGATTATTGAGTTCTTCGGAGCTGATGAAGCGGATAAAGTAAGAGGACCCAGAAGAGACATCCTCTTCTTGAATGAAGCAAACAATATCCCCTGGGAGACAGCACGGGGACTGGATATACGGACAGCCCGATTCACATTTTGTGATTGGAATCCCGTATCATCTTTCTGGGCTCACGAGTATTGGGTAGGGCAACCCGAGAATGCCTTTATACATTCAACCTATTTGGATGCGATAGATGTTCTGCCTCCAGAGATCATTGCCAATATAGAATCCAACAAGGATAAAGACCCTAACTGGTGGAACATATATGGACTTGGGCGGCTAGGTAAGATTGAAGGGTTAGTCTATCCTTACTTTGAGCAGGTGAAGATTTTACCCGAAGGAGAAACTTTTTATGGGCTTGATTTCGGATTCTCTACCGATGTTACTGCCCTGGTTAAGAATGCCATCATTGGGGATAATTTATATTCCCAAGAACTTATTTACGAGAAAGGATTGACGAATCAGGATATTTCAGACCGCATGATAGAGTTAGGAGTCCGCAAGCAGTATGATGAGATTTTTGCTGATTCCGCCGAACCAAAATCAATAGAGGAGATATGCCAAAGGGGATTCAACGTAAAACCTTGCACAAAGGGGCCTGATAGTGTGGAATTCGGGCATCAGAAAGTCAGGCAATATAAGCAGTTCTGGATTGAGGATTCGATTAATTGCATTAAAGAACAAAGGAACTTTAGATATATTGCCGATAAGGATGGGAAATTAACCGAGAAGACGACGCATATCTTTAGTCATGGGATGGATGCTAGAAGGTATGCTTTAATAGGCAGGGAGAAAGTAGAGCCGTTTAGTATAGAATTTATATGAGCATTTTAGATATATTTAAAGCATTCAAAGGGAGCAAGCAGAATATTCCCATAACGAGTCAGACATGGGCTGTGCCTCCTCTGCGTAATACAGAAAGTTATCTTAAAGCCTTCGGGGAGATTGGCTGGCTTTTTGCTGTTGTTTCTAGGATTGCCATTGCGACATCAGAGGTTCAATGGCATTTATATGATACTAGAGGTGGCAAGAGAAAAGAAATAGATAGCCATCCATTACTTGACTTAATACATTATGTGAATTCCTTTCAAACAGGACAGGAGTTTATAGAATTAACGCAAATGTATATTGACCTGGTAGGGGAATGTTTCTGGCACCTGAGTAATAATAAGCTAGGCGTAGCCGGGGAAATATGGATACTGCCCCCACATCATGTTGAGGTTGTGCCATCTAAGGAAAAGTTCATATCAGGCTATATTTATTCTATTGGCAATGAACGAATACCACTTGAGCCTGTTGAGATTATCCCTTTTAAGACTCCTAACCCGGCTAATCCATTTCGTGGCATTGGCGCCGTGCAGGCTTGTAGCATTGATTTAGATTCTGAGGATTTTGCTGCTCGCTGGAATAGGAATTTTTTCTACAATGAAGCACGTCCAGATGGTATTTTGAAAATACCGGGAACGGTAAATGATGCTGATTATGAGAAGGTTAAGGAGCAATGGAATGCCCAGCATCTTGGACTCATGAAGTCCCATAAAACGGCAATAATAAGAGGCAGCGATATAGATTACAAGCAGATTTCGATTTCTGCCAAAGATATGGACTTGCTGAATCTGCGCCACCTTACTAGAGATAATATATTAGGTGTTTTTGGTATGCCTTCCTCAATGATGGGTATTGGGGAAATTGGATCAAGGGCAAGGGTTGAGGCTGATGAGTATGTCTTTTCTCGCTGGTTAATAAAGCCAAGATTAACTCGAATTAAGGGAAAGATGAACGAACAATTATGTCCTTTATTTGATAAGGATATAGAATTGGATTTTGATAACCCAGTTCCTGAGAACCGAGAGCTCCTAATAAGTGAAGCCGAGAGGGGGGTAAAGGCAGGATATTTAACAATTAACGAAGCCCGGCAAATGCTCGGCTTTGATACATTAAAAACAGGCGATGTCTTTTTACAACCAATGACGATTTTATCTCAACCTGCCAAATCCATAAAAAAGTCTATCTTGCAAACAGAAGACCAAAAGACGGCTTATTGGCGAGAGTTTGTTACTAAGGCCGAAGGTTACGAAAGAGCCTTGATAAAATCTTTAGGAGAAATGTTTTCTAAGCAAGAGAAAGAAGCCCTGGGTAATTTAAAAGAAGGCATTAGCCCTGATACTGCTTTAATAAATCAAGCACAGGCGAGAAGGACATATAAGGAAGCTGTAAGACCTATTTTGCTTGAAGAATTAGAGCACGCTGTTGAAGATGGACATAATTTAATAAACCCCGAACCTGAACATAGGTCAAAGCAAATCAGACCAGAGGCTTTAAGGTGGCTTGAAACACGAATAGGATGGGCTGCCGCTGAGATTGGCGAGGAAACTGCTACCCTATTGGGTAATCAACTTAAACTCGGATTTGAAGCCGGGGAAAGCATGAATGATTTAAGGAAGCGAGTGGAAAGTGTATTTGAGGGATGTAGTAAGACTAGGGCATTAGTGATAGCCCGAACGGAAACGATTATGGCTTCCAATGAGGGAGCTTTATGGGGATATGAAGCAAGTGGAGTGGTAGAAAAGGTTGATTTTTATCCTGCCCCTGATGCCTGCGATGATTGTTTATCCCTAGTTGGAGAATATACTTTAAGTGAAGCTCACGGGATGATACCCGTTCACCCAAACTGCAGGTGCACTTATTTACCAATAGTTTAGGTATCAAGCCAGCTATCACTATCTATTACTATTTTTAGGAGGTTTACATGGAAACTATTTACAAAGTTTTAGATTGTGAAGTTAAGAAGTTAGAGGATAGAACTTATGAATTTACAGCCTCGACTTCAATGCAAGACCGGGATGGCGAGGTGATTGATGTCCTGGGTTGGGATTTAAGGAATTTTAAGAAAAATCCTATCATAATGTATGCCCATGATTATCGCACACTGCCTGTGGGCAGAGCTCCTAGAGTATGGGTATCCAATGATGGCAAATTGAAGAATACTATCGAATTCCCACCTGAGGGAACATACGAATTCGCCGATATTGTAGAAAGATTGGTAAATGCTGGCTTTTTGAAAACTGAATCAGTGGGCTTTATTCCCAAGAAGTGGGAAGATGGAGATGGCGAAAAAGCACCAAAGCGAACCTATACCAAACAGGAATTGCTTGAGATTTCGCTTGTTCCTGTGCCTTCAAATCCTGATGCTCTTAGAAATGCTGTTGATAGCGGAGTTATAACGACAAAGCAACTTGAAATGATTACCAAACCTGAAGAAACAGATGATTATATTAGAATCCCGGTAGCCGAATGTGATGTTACCGCCACGATAGACATCTCCAAGAAGGAAGGGATAAAGGCTTTATATTGTGGGAAGGAAAAGAAAGTCAGAACTTATCTTTTTGATAAAAGAGACCCTTACAACTGGACTATGGAGCGGGCTAAAAAATGGGTAGAGGAACACAAGGAAGGCAAGGAGATTGAGTCGGGCATAAGTGAGGAGTTTTCTATTGAAGGGAAATCAGTCATCCCATATAAGGAAACCCCGAAGGCGGATGAAGCTGCTGAGTGGGATGCTGGTAAAGAAGTCAGGGAAGCTGATGTTGAAGACCTCAAAATAATGTGCACGATAATACAAGGTGACCCTGAAAATAAGACTTCGTATAAGTTACCACATCACCAGGCAGGAGGAAGTCATAAGGTGGTTTGGCGTGGTGTAGCTGCTACGGCAGCGGTATTGATGGGTGCCAGAGGGGGTGTCCAGGCAAGCCCCGGAGAGATAGCGGGCGCTAAAAGGCACATCGGATTACATTACAAGGATTTTGATAAAGGCGAACCGCCCTGGGAGAAAGGTATCTCTCAGGAAGAAATTAAGGACGAACTGGATTATGCCAAGTCTTTAATTGGGAAAATGGAGAATGTTATTGAGGCATGGGAGCTAGTAAGGGAAGTTATGAATTTTGATAAAAATATACCTGAAGACATATTGGAAAAGGTGGGCGCTGTCTTGAATGCTAAGAATAAAGCCAACCTAAAAGAGGCACAAGAGCTTATTCAGACGGTTATAGATAGCGCTGAACCAATCGAGCCCGAGAAAGAATCGGTTGATGCAGTTTCTATTGCCAAGATGGTAAAGGAGGCATTAGCAGATGAAATCGCAAGGCTCAAAGGAAAAATTTGATGGAGGTAAAGATGGAAGAAACACAAAAAAAGGAGATTGCAACTCTGGTAAAAAATGCAATCAAAGAATCGGGATTATTGGAGGTTAACCGCAAAATAATGGTTGGAGATGAAAAACCCGAAGGCAATTTTAAGAGTTTCGGGGATTTCCTTTGCACCATTAAAAATAATCCCAATGATGTCCGATTAAAGGCTCTCTCGGAGGGCGCAGATTCAGCGGGTGGGTTTACAGTCCCTGAAGAATATCGCAAGGGCATTGAACTGCGGGCATTAGAGAGGGAGATTATAAGACCCTATGCTACTAAAATTCCAATGGGGACGGACACTCTAAACTATCCTGTAATCAAAGATACCACTCATGCTTCAAGTGTGTTCGGGGGTATCATAGCTTACTGGACAGAAGAAGCAGGAAGCAAAACTGCAAAAGACCCAGTTTTTGGCAGGGTGAAGTTAATAGCTAAGAAATTGACTGGTTTCACTTATGCCTCCGACGAATTGCTGGAGGATTCAGCCATAGCATTAGAATCCATGCTGGTTGATATGTTTGGTAAAGCAATCGGCTGGTTTGAGGACTATGCTTTTATCAACGGCTCTGGTGTTGGTCAGCCTCTGGGAATTCTGGGTTCTGGGGCAATGATTTATCCTACCAGGGCAACGGCAAATAAGATTGCCATGGCTGACTTAGGCAAGATAATGGCAAGGATATATCCCGAAAGCCTTTATGGCCCCAATACTGTCTGGATTGCCAATAGTGCCATACTTCCTGAATTGATGGCATTATCAGCCACCAGTGTAACTTGGATTGCCCTTTCTCAAGGTGCTACCGAGAAACTTCCAGTTAGGTTGTTCGGTATGCCTGTTCTCTTCACGGAGAAAGTCCCAACATTGGGAACGGCTGCTGACATCGGTCTCTATGACTTAAGCTATTACCTGATCGGAGACCGCAAGGGATTGAAAGTTGATCGCTCAACCGAATATCGGTTTTCAACCGATGAGACAACCTGGAGATTCGTAAAGAGGGTTGATGGGCAGCCTTTAGTGGATGCGGCATTCACCCCGAAGAACGGCTCGACTTTAAGCCCATTCGTGGCTTTGAGTGCGGCTACAGCGTAAAGTAAATAAAGAGGGGGGGG